CCTTAGTGATATTGTATTTTGTGTTTAGAGCTTTGTCTTTTACAAGAACAAGAATCTCAGCCTCTGGTTGTGGTAGTGTCTCAAGAATATTAATAAACAGACTTTCTCTCTTTATCTTATTCATTGCATCATCACCACCTTTGATGAAACGATAAAACTGTCTTGCAGAATTACGAATAGTAGTTCTCTGTGGCAGTCCTTTGTCTACATTTGCCTGCACATCAGCCTCTACAGGTTGATATGGTACAGTTCCCTCTGGTAACATAGAGATTACAGATTCATCAAAATTCCATATCATAGTCATTTTGAAAGAATCTTCTCCATGAGTGCGGAGGATATCTAACTTTTTAGATTTTACTCTTTCAGAATCGACTGCTTCTAAGAGTTCATGAACCATAGGATTTGGGGGCAGTTGTTTCTTTTTAACTGTTACTGTCCTTGGTTTTCTTGCTGTAGTAGACTTCTTACGAGTTGTCTTTGCCTTCCTCGTCGTCGTCTTCTTCGCTGTCGTCATTGTTTTCAAACCTCAAGGCTATTATTTCATCGGGAATAATATTCCCATTTTCATCATACATCTCAGGATGATATGTTGCAGACACCACCCCAGCATTTTGCATTTTAATGTAATTGTTTTGCTGGGCTAACCATCCAATTATACCACCTAGTATCAAAAATGTCAAACATAATATACTGAATATTACAAGAAGTACTGTAGTTTCCATGATGGCTCCTAATTGCTGGTTTTCTTTTTAATGTCCAAAGATAATCTAAACTCTCTACCAAATAGGGAAAATTTAATATCAAAGAACTTTGGTGCTTGTATAGGGGGCTGCTTTTTCTCTCCTCTGAGTATAAGTTCTACGCCCTTATTTATGTCCATATCTGGGGGAAACATGTTAAATTATTCTATGTTCTTTTAGATATTTCAGTGTTTCATTAGCGTTGCCTAATGTTTTACCATCCAAAACTACTTGTGGCACTGAAACAGTATCAGGGAACATATCATAAAATTCTTGTTCCGTGTAATCCGTATCTAATACTTTATATTCATACTCCTTACCTAACATTTCAAGAACAACTTTTACCTTATAACATAGAGGGCATTCAGTCTTTCCGTATATTGTAAACATAATTAATACCTAATTACTTCTATTTTATGCCACTCATGGTCATAAACTAATAGACCTCCGAGTGTTTCTTCATTATAACATACTGTAAAATATGTAGATAGCTTTCTACCATCTAGGCCTCTGTGTGGCGTATCACCTACAAAAAGAACCCGACCTTCTAGTGGTTTACCACCTAAGACTTCGGGCACTCTGACTATGGAACCTTTACGGATTGCTACAGTTTTTGCAGTATCTAAGAAAACTTTGTTCAATTCCTCTTGTATCGGTTTTACCTTGCGATACCCAGAGATGGCAGAATTCGTAGAGGTTACGGACATTTTCGAGAGTGTTGAATTGTTTTAAAGAAAGAAATGCTTGTTGGCGTAAAGCCATACGTTCGTTACTGTATCTTAAGTCATTCATCCTTGTCCTTTTCCTCTTGAACTCTCTTGATGACTGTATCCATTTTGTCGAATAAAGTCTCCGTACCTTTGAGATTATCAAGATGGGAAATAATACCACCCAACTCTCTCACAATGTAAGGTTTTTCTACTCTTGCTGCGAACGCAAGTGCATCACGAAGATGAACCTCTGCCTTTTTAAGACTCTCTTCTACTTGTTCTGATAATGCCATTAGTTTTTCTTAATTGAGTTCCAATCATCTTGGAATAATTGTAATCCCTTATCGGTTAGGATATGGTTATACATCTTGTTAAAGATGGCAGGGGGCATAGTAACTACGTCTGCACCTACTGAGAAGCAATCTGCAACATCTTTTACATTTCTAAGTGATGCAGCAAGAACCTGTGTTCTTGACATATGTTCTTTATATAGATTTGATATGTCTTTTACTAAACCTAAACCTTCAAATGAATTATCATCAACTCTTCCTACAAATGGTGAAATGTAAGTAGCACCAGCTTTGGCTGCTAATACTGCCTGTGCAACTGAAAAACACAATGTCACATTTACTGTAAATCCATCTTGTGTTAGTAACTTACATGCCTTTAGACCCTCTACTGTCAGTGGCACTTTGATAGTTACATTCTTTAAATCTTTGAATGATTGTGCTTGATTCACCATTTCGAGAGCTTCGTCTGCGACTACCTCTGCTGATATAGATTCAAAAAATGGGAACTCTCCCGATATTTTTTTTATTGTTTCTACTGGATCACCACCACTCTTAAGTATTAGTGATGGATTTGTTGTCACACCGTCAATAAGACCAGTTTGATTTGCTTTATCAATGTCTTCAAAAACGGCAGTATCAAGAAAGATTTTCATTGTTTGATTTTTTGTTTGCTTTTCTAACGAGTTTGGCGTATTTAACGTCCTCTTCAGTATAATGGGTTGGATCTTTTTTTGCAAGCTTTATTAGTCTTTTTGCTGTTTTTCTTTCGTTTTCAACACGCATTGTCTATTTTGTTTCCGTATCATAACATTACTATTTAACACAGGAGATAAGTAGAAATACGCACTGGACTCAGAAGGTAAAGAATTTCTTAAGGTTCTTACCATGAGCAATTGTTTCTCAAGTAAATTCATCTTCTAAGAGTGTGTAAGTATTCTAAAACATGCTCACGAACCCACATGAGTTCATTATAACATCCCTGATTATGAGCACATGATCTTAATTTTGGATCAGGTTGGTGAACTGACTCAATAAAAATATCAAGGCCACGATTCCATTTTTGATCTTGAGATTCATGATCATCGATCTTTAATTTGTCATTCATAGGTCATTAAGGATAGATGGGGATGGTTTTTCAGTGCAATACTTATCTGCACCTGTCACTAATTTTATCTGTTCGATTGCTAACCACTGTTTTTCAATTTCATTAGCAAGATACATAATTTTTTTCTCTTTTAGTTCATTTTGTTCTAAAAGAAAGGAAATAGTTTTTGCAAGAGTTTGCCTATTACCTTTACCATCTTTTAAGTAAATTGAGTAACTGGTTCTAAATTTACGAACTAAATGAATCCTTAGTATTACATACAGAATTATGTTAGTTAGTATGAAGTAGGTCATTTTTTAGATTTAATTGCTCCCCATGTGAGTTGTAGGAGGCCTCTGATCGTTGATATTATAGGAAATCTCTTTTTTGATCCAATCTCATCAAAGACATCCATATTTAATTTGAAAGCATAGTTTGCCTCTTCGATAATTAAATCACCATCAGCCTCAGTAATAGGAAGATTGTCCAAAGCAGTTCTATACTTAGTTTTGAAGTCTTTAGCGTCAGGAATATCTGCAAAATCATAAAATGCAAGACCTTGACCATTCAAACCCATTGATTTATCAGCAATATTTTTCAATATTTGACCACCAGATAAATCACCCAAATATCTTGTATAGTGATGACCTACTAAGAATTTAGGACTGATCTTTTTGACACGAGTGATGTAATTCTTACAGGCATCTGTAGGAGAAATAATACTTCTCCAGTTTTCACCCCAATAATACTCACAATCTGATTCTAGAGATGGAACACGCCTGAGTTCCTCAAACCCTATCTTACTAATTAAAGGATCATCCTTAAAAGCGTCTACCTGTTCCTCAAGAGCAGTGTATATGAAAAAGAAGTCAGCAATTAACTGTTTATAACTATCCTTATCCACTACACCAGCGAGAAAGTTTGTTACAAACCCTGTATTCTCAGCCATACTGTGGGATTTAGAAGTATCCTTCTTAATTTTTTTAGAAAATGTAGTTTTAGTCATGATGTGATTATACCTTGTTTTTGTCCTTTTGTCCAGCGGGGTGGAATGAATATTCATTATCCCACTTGAAAGGAGTGTTATTTAATTCATGTTTTTTCTTGAAAAGTCTACTCAATAGACTCTTTATTTTCTTGAGCATTGTCTTTCAAATAATCTACAAATAAAATACCGTCTAAATGGTCTATTTCGTGTTGAACCACTCTGGCAGCGATGCCATCTAGTTTCCATTTCTTATATTTACCATCTTTATTCTGAAATGTCAACTTTATCTCTTTTGGTCGCAAAACTTCCCCATTT